GACGGCATCCACTTAGCGATCATCGACGAGCCCGCGGCGATGGATGACGAGCTCTTGATCTACTTGATGGACGAGGTTGTCGGGCCGCAGTTGCTTGACCACGGCGGCCACTGGGTGATGACCGGAACGCCTCCCAAGATGCCGATCGGGCGCTGGGCGGAGGTCGTCGACGAGATCGCGAACGCCAAGCGCGAGAACGCCGACGCGCGTTGGAACCTCATCATGGGTTGGACGTACCACGACAACCCCGAACTCAAGGACCCCGAGCGCACGATCGACGCCGAGCTCGCCCGCATGGGCAAGACGCGCGACAGCGACACGTTTCTCAACGAGTACATGGCGCAGGTCGTTAGTAGCGACAGCGTGCGGCCGCTGCACTGGACCGCGGCCAACGACTATGACGAGCTGCCCGACACACCGCCGATTCTGAAGGTCACGGGCGTCGACATCGGCTGGACCGACGAAGACGCGATCGGGACGCTCTACGTGTGGCGGGGGGCGATCTATCTCGTCGAGGAGGAGATACAGGCGCGGCAGACCGATCCGCAGCTGGCGGCGAAGCTGCGAGAGAACCGGGCCGCCCACAACCCCGATATCCTGGTCGGCGACAGCGCGCAGGCGAAGTCGATCGCGAACCTGCAGGCCGAGAACCTACCGATCATCGGCGCGAAGAAGGGGCGCGGGTCGGTCGCGCTCGGCTTGAAGCAACTCGACGACCTGATGCGTGAGAAACGGTTCTTCGCGAAGCGTGCGTCACGGTTCGTTCGCGACTCGGCGATCATCCAGTGGAAGCAGCCGGGGAAGTCGCTGAAGGAGAAACCTCACAGCAACATCATCCCGGCCGTGCGGTATGCCCTCGACGAGGTCCCTCCGCAGTACCTGCTCCCGCCGCCGCCCGCGAAGGCGCCGACGATCTTCGATGACCCCGTGCTCAAGGGGATGATGGTGGATCCGAATGCGGACAGGCCAAATTACGGCTAGATTGGAGGCGTGACGATGTGGGAACCGATGAAGGTCGAGCGATTCAAGGATGGTGTCGAAGCATTTCTGATGCTCCTCCACGACAACACCGCGCAAATCCACGTCATGAAAGGACTGCGGCACGCAGTTGCGACGATCGAATCGCCCTACACCGCGAAGACATGCGATGAAGCTATGCGGCGCGCGGTGTCGCAACTGGAACGGAATTGCGCCGAGGGGCCGAAGGTCGGGGACATGATCACGAAGATCGATCGCGCGACTGGCGAGTTTTGGTGCAACGGCAGTCTAGGACCATTCAAGCTGGAGGCGTGACCATGCACTGCGCCGGGACGAAAGACTGCCGCGCCGTGGAGCACACCGTGGGATGTGAGCGCTTGCCGGCGCTCGCGGTGACCTATCCATCTGAAGGCGCTCCCCTTCCGTCGTACTTGCGCACGCACACGCCACGGCCGTCCGTGCCGACGAAGAAAGAGATCGAGATCGCGCGCATCGTCGCGCGCGTTGACTTCGAGCGCTGTCGTATCCATGACGCCGCAACGCTCACGGCGCTCGTGTGCGAGGCTTACGAAGCTGGCCAGCGCGATCCGCTGCCTCTGCCGCCAGGACCATACGAAAACCGACTGTAGGAGGAAACGATGCCGCTCATGAAAGGCAAGTCCAAGGCCGCGTTCAGCCAGAACGTCAAGACCGAGATGGCGGCCGGCAAGCCGCAGAAGCAAGCCGTGGCCATCGCGTACTCCGAGGCCGGCGAGAAACGGAAGCGCAAGATCGGGCTGGCGAACGCGCTGCGGGGGAAGCGATGATAGAGCCGCCGAAGATCATCCAGTGCCCTTCGTGCGACTGGCACGTTGAGCAGCCATTTGCGTCAGAGTTGACGAATCAGTTCAACCTCGACGCGCTGACGGGCCACCAGCAGCGCGTTCACGTTGAGGAGCGCTACGGATCGCCATCGCTCGAGGAGATCATGCGCGTCGAGCGTCCGTTCAAGGAAGAGGCGATGCGCGCCGCGTTCTACGTCGGTTGGCTGGCCGGAATGAGATGATCCGCCCTCCCGCCCTCCGCCCGCTCCGTTGCCTCGGCTGCCTGCCCGTGAGCCTTCGCCATGGACGACGACCTCGGTGACCTCGACGACCCGACCGACGTTGACGGGCCGCCCGTCGCGCCCGACATCACCCGCGAGTACGACTGGCTGGCCGTGTTCAATAAAGGCGTCACCGCGGGGCGGCAGGACGTGATCCAGGCGTTGCGCTCGGTTCTCGGCGCGAGCCCGCTGGCGGAGGACGTCGAACTGCGGGTGTTGGCGCGGCTGGCCGATCCGAAGGAGGCGCGGTGAGCGACGACGTCTGCGAGTGCTGCGGTGCACCCGGCGAGAGCTATTACCCCTACGGGGTTTACTGCGACCCGTGCGGAGATACCATCGCGCACCCAACCGGCTACGGCTGGTGTTTCGTGCCCGACGACGCCCTCGACGGCCGCAAGCACAAGAACCACTGCACCGAAGAAGAGAAGGCGCGCATTCGCGCCGACTTCCCCGACAGTGGTTGACCCCCGCGTCATCCGGTTCCCCTTGACCTAACCGACAAGTCAAGCTTTACTTACTCAGCAAGCGCCACAGAGCGACCTCGGCGCCTCGGTCCTAGACGGTCTCGCGTGACCTCGTTCCAGGCGGTTCGCTCTGTCCGATTCGGTGTCCACGGGCCGCACGGCCCCCGAAGCATTCTGGCGTCAGGACCTCCAAGGCGAGGACCTGCGGCAGGCCGCGTTCAGCTTCGGCGACGGGCTCTGGAACAGCGAGCGCGAGAAGTCCCGCCGCACTGACTTCCTCGTCTACGGCTCGCAGTACATCGGCCGCCCGCTCACGTCGCTGGCCGACTTCGAGGAGCGCACCGAGGCGAACGCGCCGGGCTCGGTGACCGTCGGCAAGACCACGCGCAACCTGACGCGGACGCTCGTTGACACCGTCATGTCCCGCGTCGCCAAGAGCGAGACGCGCGTCCAGTACCTGACGAACGGCGGCAACGAAGGCGAGCAGGAGAAGTCCGAGGAGGCCACCGACGCCGCGAACGCGCTGATCGAGCAGACCGGCGGAGAGATCGAGCTGCGCAAGGCCGCGCTGCACGCGTGCGTGTTCGACCTCGGCATCGTCAAGGAGATCGATACGCCCGACGGCCCCGAATGCGAGCACGTGCCGAGCTGGGAGGTCATGTTCGACCCCGCCGATGCGCACCGCGGGAAGCCGTCGATTCGCGTGCACCGCTTCCCGGCGGACGTCGACGCGTTGATCGTCAAGTTCCTGGCGCCGGTCGAGGGCGAGACGCAGGAAGAGACCAACGCGCGCGAGGAGGCGATCCAGCGGCTCAAGAGCGGCAGCGGGACCGCGCTCGTCACGCCCGACCACACCTCGGACGACAACCACCGCGTCGTTTACGAGCTCTGGCGCGACCCAATCGGCAAGCGCCCGGGCCGGCACGTCGTGGTGACCGAGTCGGTTCTGCTGGCGAGCGAGATGGTTCCGGTCTCGACCATCAAGAAGAAGCCATTCACGTTCTTCGGCTTCTCCGAGCCCGTGATCGGCGCTTACCCGACCAGCGTCGCCGCCATCGGCTCGGAGCTCCAACTCGAGATCGACGGCATGAAGACGCGGCGCGGGCAGATCCTGCGCCTCTGCGCGGTCCCGCGCTACGTCATCACCGGGCCCGAAGGTGCGAACATCGACACCCAGGTTCGCGGCGGATCGGACGCCATCGGCGATCTGATCCACGTGCCGCCGGGCTCGACGATTCAGCCGCTCGACACCGGCGCCGGCGAGTCGCTGATCGCCCTCCGTCAGGAGGAAGAGGCGGCCTGGGCCAAAGGCTTCGAGATGGTCGGGGTGAACCCGAGCAACGCGACCGGGTCGCGCCCCAACGGCCTCAACAGCGCGCCCGCGCAGCGCGAATGGAACGAGATCGCGCAGGATCGCCTGTCCCTGTTCGCGCTTGGCTACCAGCAGGCGCACGTGGACCTCGCGACGCTGCTGCTCGATGGCGTGTCGGACATGCCCGACTACGAGATCAACGTCAAGACGTCGAACGGGCGGTTCTTGCGCAAGATCAAGGTCGCCGACCTGAAGCTCAACACGTCGGACATGGTGCTCGTGCGCTACCCGATTGGCGCGCTCCCGACGACGCCGACGGGCAAGCTCGCCGCGGCGGGCGATCTCCTCCAGATGGGCGGTCTCGACAAAGACGACTTCCTGCAGATCGTGCAGCTGCCCGACCTGAAGTCGAAGATCAACATGAAGGAGGCGAGTCGCGACGCGGTCGCCAAGCTCGTCTCGAAAATGATGAAGACGGCCGAGCCCATCGCGCCGCCCGAGTGTATCGAGCCCGTGAGCGCGCTCGAGTACGTGACCTGGAAGTGGCTCACCGGCGTGGCGACCGACCTCGACCAGCACCGGTTGGACTTGCTTCAGACCTGGATGGACACGCTCACGCAGCGGATCGGCGAGAAGAGCGCGCCGGTTGCCGGTGCCGCGCCCGGGCCGGCCATGGGCGCAGGCCGCGTCGGCGCGCAGGCCGTACCGCTGCAGGCCGCCGGGATCGCCCCGCTTCAGAACCACGAATTCGCTCCGCCGCCTGGCCCGATTGGCGGCCCGCAGTGACGTTCACCGACCTCAACGTCGAGATGAAGCGCCTCGGTGCGATCGCGGACCGCGCCGAGACCTTGCACGCCGTGGGTCCGTATGTGCGCGACGGCGGTCGCTGGCGGCGCCGGACCCATGAGGAGTGGGCGGGTCGGATGTTTTCGAAGCGGTGGATCGAACGCGTCTCGTTCGGAGACAGCGGATTCCTCGCGATGCTGAAAAAGAGAAACCCTGTCGCCCGCGAGGGCAGAGAAGAGACGCGATGACTTCGATCGAGACGCAGGACATGATCTATGAGATCCACCGGTTCGCGCGCGGCGAGGACGATGCCGCAGCCGACGAAACCCGCGACGCGCAGGAGGCCGAGCAGGACTTCAACGCCGCTGCGGCGCGCGCCGTCGGCCCCACCGAGGCGCAGCTGGTCGCCGAAATCAACGACTGGGCGAGGACCGCGTGAGCGAGCCCGTCGCCACCGAAGGCGCCGCCCCCGCCGACAACTCGATGCCGGTCGCCGAGCCCGTTGAGCTCGGGGGAACCGTCGACGACATCCGCGACGCGCTTGGCTTCGACCAGATCGAGGACCTCGCTCCCGACGAGCGCGCGGCGCCCGCCGACGAGGTCGCGGCCAAGCGCACCGAGAAGGCGAAGCCGGCAGCCGACACCTCCAAGGAGGACGAGATCGCCGACGTGAAGGCCATCGAGGCGCGCGGTAAGGCCCGGCGCGCGGCAAAGATGGCCGCCAGGCGTGAACGGGAAGCGGCCGTCGCGAAGGCCGCCCAGGCGAAGCCGGACGCACCCGCGGCGGCCGCCGCCAAGCCGGCCGAGACTGCGCCGGCGCGCGCCGCGACCCCGGTCGAGACCGCCGTCAAGGACGTCCTGGCCATGATCGGCAAGCTGGCCGGCGACGATGCCGAAGCTGCGGCGGCTGCCGGCGACAAGCCCGCGCCCGACACCGACGAACGCAAGGCGGCGCTGGCCGCCGTGAACGCGCGCCTCGACGAAATCAAGGCGAGCCTCGAGAAGACGACCGAGGGCGCGAAGAAGCTCGAGGAGATGCAGGCGCAGCTGAAGGCGCTCGAGAGCGACCGCGTCATCCGCCGCCACGCGCTGCAGGCGATCGACAAGGTCGCCGACGAGTTGCCGACGCTCACGGACGCCAAGGCGATCCGCGCGTTCAACAAGGAGCACGGCACGACCTATGCGGACGCCGCCGAGATGATCGGCGATGCGGCCGAGCGCTACTTCGAGAAGTTCAAACGGACACCCGACTTCGCCGAGTTGGCGAAGCGCATCGAGAGAAAACTGTCGGGGAACACCGCCCCAGAGAAGACCGCCGAGAAACCCAACCCCAAGAGCAAAACCGTATCTCGCAACGACAGCTCACCGCCCGCGGCCCGAACCGGTCCCGACGAACGGACGTTCGAGGAAGCGATGGAGGACTTCAATCGACGTTTCGGTTGATTGACAGTCGTTCGTAACGGCGGAGGGCCTCGCATCCAGGGGTTTCTCCAATGGCACAAGTATCAGCGGCAGCGCAGTTTGCCGACGTCCAGTACGAGCTCATGCGGCTCTACCGGACCAAGTCGGTCATCAACAACCTCGTCTTTCGCTACGACTCGTTCTTCGGGCAGCTCAAGAAGAAGCTGATCAAGGTCACCGGACAGGCGGACGTCATTTCGGTGATGTTCGAAGGCGCCGGCGTTCCGTCCAACACGCAGGGCACCTCGGGCATCGCGAACCCCTCGCAGGGCGCGCAGTTCCTGGTGACCCCGGTCCAGATGACCAACCTCGCGCAGCTCTCGGGCCTCGCGGCGGCTGGCGGCGCGAACGGCGCCGGCACCCTGGCCAACTCGTTGAAGAACGAGATCCAGGCTGCGATCATCAAGGTCGGTCGTCACGCTTCGATCCAGGCGTGGTCGGACGGCTTCCCGTCGGTCGGGCAGATCAACACGCCCGGCGCGAGCACCACGCTCACGCTGGTCGACCCGGACGACACCTCGAAGTACGCGATCGGCGACGTCCTGATCTTCGCGGCGACCCGCAACTCGGGCGCGGCGCGCGGAGCTCCCGACTCGCTGACCGTGAAGAAGATCCTGTCGTTCTCGGCAGGGACGCTGCTCGTCGACGCCAACACCAACACGGTCACCGGCATCACGAACAACGACTTCATTTTCTTCAAGAACCAGCGCGACCCGACCGGCGCGACGAAGATCGCCATCACCGGCGTCCAGGGCTGGCTGCAGAGCACGCCCGGCACGCTGTTCGGTGTCGACTGCACCGTTGATCCGCGTCTGAGCGGCATCTTCACCACGGCGTCGCTGTCGGACATCGAAGGCGCGTTCATCGACGGCATCGCGGCCCTGGCGCAGTTCTCGGCCAACGGCAGCGAAGGTCTCGCCTTCTACATGCACCCGAAGATGTGGGCGACGCTCGCGAAGGCGCTGCAGTCGAAGTCGATCGTCGTGATGCCGTACAAGACCACGCCCCGCAAGGGCGAGATCTCGTTCCAGGGCTGGCAGGTGTCGACGCCGAACGGAACCGCCGTCGTGTTCGCGCCGCAGTTCTGCCCGAAGAACGTGATCTTCGGTCTCATCCTCGACGACTGGAACCTCGTCTCGTGGGGCACTGAGTTCCCCGCGATCGTCCCAACCCAGATCGGCGCGGCGCCTGGCATTTTCCAGGACCCGACGACGGGCAACATCAGCTGCATGGTCGGCGGCTATCCGCAGATCGAGTGCGTGGCTCCCGGTCACCAACTGACCATCACCCTCAGCTAACTCTTCCGCCGGCTCGGGCGCTTGTACGGGCCCGGGCCGGCCGCATGAACCGAAAGCGAGAAGTCACATGGCAGTAGGATCACCGATCATCAGAATGCCGCGACGAGGGTCGCGGTGGTACACGGGCGAGTTCACCGGCGCCGTCGGCTCGATCTCGGGCGTGAAGTTTAAGGGCGAGGTTTCTGTCACGCGCACGGGCGCCGGCCTGTACACGTTTCAGTGCCTCGAAGGCGGCGCCGCCGCGCGGCCCGGCACCACATGCCGGATCGCGAAGTTCGCGTTCACGCCGGTCAACCTAACGAACACCGCGTTCGGGGGTTGGTTCTTCTGGCCGCTGGTCGACTCGTTGACCACGAACGGATCGTTCACAACGGAGGCGTTCGCGCTCGCCGGCACGGCCGCGGACATTCAAACGCTCATGAAGGTGGCGTTTCTCATCGAATTGGAGGCTGCGTAATGGCACTCCCGGGTAAGAAGGCGGACTTTCTCGACGACGTCGTCGACGAGATGGGACCGAGCGACAAGGGCGGCGACGATTCGTACGGCGCCAAGATGAGCGAGGACGACGGCGACGGGATGGACGATGAGTCCGACCCGGAGGAAGCGCAGCAAGACCGCGTGATGGCCGCGAAGCAGATCGGCAAGGCGATCGGAGCCCCTCCCGGCTTCGACGCGACCAAGCTCGCCGATGCGCTCAAGGCGTTCATCGAGAACTGCTGAGCAATGAGCACGACGTTCCGAAGCGTGTGGCAAGGGGCTGCGTTTCGCGCTGATCTCAGCGTGAACGGGATCGGTCCGCACGCTTCGGAACG